GATCAGCGACCAGGACGGCAAGGCGCGGGGCGAGATCCCGCTCCCGGACGTTCCGCCACCCGCACCGGCGGCGCCGGCTGAGCCCCCCGAGGGCGACCCGGGCGATCTCTACACGGCGGACGAGCTCGCGGAGATGAGCAGAGGCGAGCTCCAGCTGATCCTGGAGGACTGGGATCTCCCCAAGTCGGGGAGCAAGGCCGAGCTCGTCGATCGGATCCTGGAGAGCCAGGAGTAGCGACCGGTGGCGATGCGGTGGACCTACGGCGGCAACCCGGCGGCGAGTAGTCGGGACGCGGTCCGGTGGCACGTCGGGGACACCGACGAGCGGCGCAAGCTCCTGGATGACCGCGAGATCGACTACGCTCTCGTTCAATACCCCAACGAGCTCCTCGCGGCGGCGGAGTGCGCGCTCGCGCTCTCGGGTCGGTTTACCAGCAAGTCAAACGTCACCGTGGGCAGTGTCAGCAAGTCGCTCGGGGACGTGGCGAAGAAATACCGCGAGCACGCGGACGAGCTCCGGCGGCGGGCCTGCGTTCTGGCGGGCGTGAGTTTCCCAGCCACCAACCGGACGGACCGCGAGGCACTGGTCGCCGACACCGAGACCATCAACCCCGAGCTCGGCGTCGGTCTCGGCGACAGCCCGTTCGCCGTACAGCTCAACGACACGCTCCGCGACCTGGAGTTCGAGGGGCTCTGATGGCTCGCTCGAAGGTGATCGATCGGGATCGCGGGTTTCGCGAGTTCATTCGCCGGACGCGGGAGAAACAGCGGCGGGCGGTCGGCGTCAAGGTGGGGATCCAGGGCCCGGCCGCGCAAGACACCGGCACGCTCCGCAAGGGAGAGATGACGAACGTCATCCTCGGGACGATCCACGAGTTCGGGGCGCCGTCGGTCAACATCCCATCGCGCTCGTTCATTCGGAGCACGGTCGACAAAAACCGGGCGAAGTATCAGCGCGAGCTCAAGCGGATCGAGGAGCGGTCGATCAAGACCAAGTCCGCCCCCCGGTTCGACGTCCTGGGCGAGAAGGTTCTCGCCGATATGCAGGACAGGATCGACAGCAACATACCCCCACCGCTCCAAGACTCAACGATCGCGGCGCGCACGGGCGGCAAGGACGATCTCGCGCTCGTGGACACGGGCGAGCTCCGCGGGTCTCTGTCGTGGGCACCCGCGCGAGGTGATCGGTGACGGGCCGGATCGAGGATCTGTCGGACTGTGTCGTCGAGTGCGGGGCGCTCGTGGAGATCGTCCGCCACCACCCGGCGCCGATGGAGAGGGGGCGCGTCCAGGGCCGGCCGGTGGAGGAGCGGATCGAGGCGTTCGCGTCTGTCCAGGAGCTCACGCGCCGAGATCTGGAGCAGCTCCCCGAAGGAATGCGCAACAGCGGCACGGTCAAGATCTTCATCGACACCGAGGTCGTCACCGTAGAGACGAGCTCGTGCCGTGTCCCTGATCGGATCGAGTTCGACGGCCGGGCTTTCCAAGCTCAATCCGTCGGCGACTGGGCCGGGGCGGCGGGTTACTATGTGGTCATGGCGACAAGGGTCGGGCGATGATCACGGTACCCGCGGAAGATCTCCAACCGGTCGACTGGTCTGTTGTCGAGGGCGCGGTCTACGACTGGATCACGGCCGAGCTCCCCGAAGGGACGGGCTTTGTTTGGGAGAATCAAAACGCCCCGCAACCGCCCTACCCGTACGTTTCGGCGCTCGTCTCGTCGATCGTGCCCGAGGGCGGGCGCAAAGAGCGACGGACCCAGTACGACGCCACCAAGCCGGCCGGTGAGGAGCTCGACCTCGTCACGTTTGGGACGTTCACGTTCACGCTGACGCTGAGCGCGCACGTCGACGCGGACGCGGGGGCCTACGATCCCCTCTGCAATGCCCAGGCGATCGCCACCCGGCTGCAATGGTCGCTTTCAAAACAGTCGGTCTGCGACACGCTCAGCGCGGCGAACGTGGCGATCGTGGGCGAGCTCGCGCAAACCGACACGAGTCTCGTCATCAACGAGGAGTGGATATCCCGCGCGACGCTTGACGTTTCCTTGCGTGGCGTCGCCGTGGTATCCGAGTCTACAACGTACATCGAGCAGGTCTCGGGGCAGGTCGACACAACTGAGCCGACCCGAACGTTCACCTACCTGATCGATTCGACGCCATAGGAGAGCCAGGCCATGCCCCTGAGCGACATCGTCAACGTCCAGATCACGAAACAGACCACCGGGATCTCACAGGTGGGCTTTGGGACACCGATGATCCTGAGCACCGAGGCCGCGGTCGACGCGAAGTTCGCCGAGACTGCCAAGGTGTACGGATCGATCCAGGAGCTCCAGAGCACCGGCGACGACTACGATCTCGACGGCGTCACCTATCAGAAGGCGCTCGCGCTGTTCAGCCAAAACCCCAAGGTTGATCAGCTCGTGATCGGCAAGCGAGCGACGTCCCCGCTGATGACGCTCACGATCACCCCGGTCGCGGTCAACTCGACGCTTTACCGGATCACGATCAGCGGAGCTCACACGGCGGCGTCATTCTCGGGCTCGACTGAGTTCGACTACACGTCGGACGCAACGGCCACCGTGGCCGAGATCACGGCGGGCCTGACGGCGGCGATCGTTCAGACGGCGTGGGCCCCGACGACCGCCTACGCTGTGGGCGATTACGTGAGCAACGGGAACCGCGTCTACATCTGCACCGTCGCGGGCACGTCGGACGGGTCGGGTGGGCCCACCGGGACCGGCTCGGCGATCACCGACGCCACCGTCACCTGGGCGCACAAGGGCCCGACCCAGGACGTCGACGCCACCGACAACACGACCGACATCACGCTCGAAAAAGCGGCGTCTCCCGGCGGCGCGGGCACGGCCGGGATCCCGTTCCGAGCCGAGATCAACGATCGATCCCTGCTCACATCACAGAACGTCACCGCGGACCCCGGGCTCACCGCGGACCTCGCGGCCGTGCGCGGCAACACCGACGGCAACGATGATTGGTACGCGGTGATCCTCGACTCCTACGGCAAGGCCGAGATCGAGGGCCTGGCGGCGGACATCGAGGCCACCGGCACACCGGGGAAACTGTTCCTCGCGTCGACGAGCGACGAGGACTGTCTCGGCGCGTCGACGACCGACGTCATGTCGAATCTCCAGACGAGCGCATACGTCCGGACGTCGATCATGTGGCACGAGGATCCGCAAAGCGGGCCGGAAGCGGCCTGGGGCGGCGCGTGTCTGCCGTACGACCCGGGCGAAATCACTTGGAACCTGTTTACGCTCGCGGGCGTGGCGGTCTCTACGCTCACGACATCGGAGATCACGAACATCGAGGGCAAGTCGGGCAACTACTACCTGCGGATCTCCGGCCGCAACGTCACGCAAACCGGCATAACGTCCGGGGGGGACTACATCGACACCACCCGGGGGATCGACTTCATCGCGGCGCGGCTCGCCGAGCGCGTGTTCGCGCGGTTGTCGGCGGCGCTCAAGGTGCCGTTTACCGATCCCGGGATCGCGGTGATCGAGGCCGAGGTCCGCGGCGTGCTCCTGCTCGGCGTGGCTCAGTCGATCTTCACCAACGACCCGGCGCCGACGGTCACCGTGCCGCGGGCGAATTCGGTCGCCGTGAACGACCGCGCCAACCGGCTCCTCCCCGATGTGGATTGGACCGCGCAGCTCGCAGGCGCGATTCACACGGTCGAGATCTCGGGCACGGTCACCGTCTAACCCAGGAGAGGGAACATGAGCGTTAAGAACTACGACCCCAAGGACATCCTCGTCACCGTGGCGGGGGCGCCGATCGAGGGCTACGATGACGGGACGTTCGTCGTCGCGGCGCGGTCAAACGACTCGTTTTCGATGAGCACCGGCGCGGACGGCGAGGGCGCGCGCTCGCAATCGAACGACAAGTCGGGGACGATCACCCTGACGCTCCTCCAGACCAGCGCGTCAAACGACATTCTGAGCGCACAGCTCACGCTGGACGAGCTCCAGGGCGACGGCGTGTTCCCGTTGCTGATCAAGGATCTCAACGGGACGACGCTCGT